ATGAATTTCGGTGCCCGTTTGATAGCCAAGCGGGAGGCAGCATGACGCCAGAAGAAAAAGAAAACGCTCTCCGCGCCCAGGCTCGTCGCTGCGCAGAAGAGATAACCAAAGCGATGAGCGTAAAGCCCAAACCGAAGTGGACCGCTGTATGCCCCCACAGCCTTCGCAAGCACTACGAGAAGGTCCGGCCGATGGGTGTCAGCCTAGTGAAATTTGTCAGTGTTATTGGGCGGCTGAGCGGCCGCTATGGAGTGGAGTCATGAAGCTGAAAATGTATACCCCATCCGGGTCAGTGCTCGTCGAAACCAACGACGTCGCGCAGTTTTACCCAGACGCTGAAAGCGGCGGAGAGCTGACCACAATCGAACTGGTTTCGCCAACCGGCGACCATGGGAAGGTGGCAGTAAAACATAGCTTCCACCAGGTGACTAGCGCTCTTGCCACGGCCTGGAAAATGGATGAAGACAAGGCAGGTGCAGCATGAACAGAGCCTCTCCCGTTGATTTAAGGAAATGCCTTGAGGCCGCACATATGCTGGCAAATATCGGCATCCGTTTTGTGCCGATCCCGGTAGCGACAGATGAAGAGTTCCAGGCACTGTCCGCCGAGCTTTCACGAAAGCTTGAGCAGATGGCAGTTGAAGCGGAAAAAAGCGAAGGCGGTGCAGCATGAGCAATCCCACTGATGATGAAATCCTTCAAATATTGCGAGAGCACAACTGGTGCATGACGTATGTCGTAGCCTATTGGTTGCGACAAAAATATAAGGAAATCAATACTCCTTACGTGCTTCGCAGGCTGAAGAAAATGGAAGTGGCAGGAAGCGTTAAGCGTGTAAAAAGTTTTTATAAGCGACAGATTCGCTGGGAGGCGGTATGAGCGCAGAAATCATCGATCAGGCCAACGAGCTCGCAGAGCGCCGGCTGGAAATGACCATCCAGAACATGCGCATCAACCATAACGCAGTTTCAGCTACTCACTGCCGCGACTGCGGGGAAGAGATACCCGAGCGGCGCCGGGAACTGGTGGCAGGATGCCAGCGCTGTGCTGATTGTCAGGAAGACGAGGAATTGCGCGGTAAACACCGGAGGCCGTGATGTTCAAACTAATTCAGAGAGGTCAGATTTACGCCGATTGCCACGGATGGCCGGTAATTATCGCCAGCAGCGACGACAAGACGGTTCGCTACTGGCGTCAGGGGCGGATCAACACCGCAAGCATAGACCGCTTTAACAATGACTTTGAGCCGCTCTCTCACGAAGAGGCCCAGCAGATAAAGGCAGAGCTGGAGCAGAGCGAACACATTAAGAAACTGCGCGCCCAGCGGGCGGCGTAACCGGGAGGAAATATGGCGTCTGACAAACCGATAACAGCACAGCAGGCCGCCGATTTGCTCATCGTGTCGGCGCGGGTGATCTATCGTCTCATTGAATCTGGGGAGCTCGCCGGCCGCAAGGTCGGCAACAAGTACAGAACTACCGAGGCGGCGTGTATTGCATATTTGAAAACCCCGCGCGATCCTGTCATCGCGAACGCGGGTGAACATAAAGGAGAAGTTTTATGTCAATCACCCTCAGGGGCGGCGTGTGGCACTGTCATTTCTTTACGCCGTCAGGAAAAAGAGTTAGGCGATCTCTTGGCACGGGGGACAAAAAGCAGGCTCAGGAGCTCCACGACAAGCTGAGGGCGGAAGCGTGGCGGGTTGACCAGATCGGCGACCTGCCCGTCAGAACCTTCGAAGAGTGCTGCATCCGGTGGTTGCGGGAAAAGGACCATAAGCGATCGCTGGATGATGACAAAACCAAAATTGAGTTTTGGCTGCAGCATTTTTCCGGCCGTGATGTATCGAAGATAACAGTTGAGGAAGTCCACGAAGCCGTTAACGGGATGATCAACCGTAAGCACCTACAGGTGTGGGAGAGTAAGCGCGATGCCGCGGTGAGGAAGGGCAAGCCTGTTCCTGAGTACAAACCACGGCTGGTTTCTCAGGCGACGAAGGCGCAACATCTTTCCTTCATTCGCTCCCTTCTCAGGGCCGCGGCGAATGACTGGGGCTGGATAAAAACAGCTCCTGTTATCAAAACCCGCAAGCCTATCAGTAAGCGGATACGGTGGCTGACCAGAGAAGAAGCTGAGCGGTTGATCGAGTGCATGCCGGAGAGCATTAAGCCAGTGGTGATATTTGCACTGGCAACCGGCCTGCGCCGTTCAAACATCATCGGGCTTGAGTGGCAGCAGGTCGATATGCAGAGAAAGGTTGCATGGGTAAATCCGGAGAACGCAAAAGCGGGCAAGGCGATTGGCGTAGCTCTGAATGATACCGCATGCAGGGTATTAAGGGATCAGATAGGGAAGCACTCCCGATGGGTGTTCGTTCACACCACGGCAAAACATCGCCCTGATGGAACACTGACGCCCGCGGTTAGAAAAATGCGGGTGGATGACAATAACGCCTGGCGCGCCGGGTTGAAAAAAGCGGGGATCGAGGATTTCCGTTTTCACGACCTCCGGCATACCTGGGCGAGTTGGCTGATCCAGTCCGGCGTCCCTCTTTCTGTTTTGCAGGAAATGGAGGATGGGAGAGCATCGAGATGGTACGTCGTTATGCTCACCTGGCACCGAACCACCTGACCGAACACGCACGGAAAATTGACGCCATTTTTGGCGCTAGCGACACAAATACGACACAGGGAGGAAATCAGGCTGGTTTAAAACTGGCGTAACTTATTGTTTCTTAATGGCACGCCCTACAGGATTCGAACCTGTGACCTACGGCTTAGAAGGCCGTTGCTCTATCCAGCTGAGCTAAGGGCGCCCTGAGAAGCGAGTGCTTCGCGGAGTGAAACGCGTGGAATTATACGGTCCACGTCGGTTGAGTCAATCCATTTTGCCAGGAAACTGCGGGGCTTATACGACGCTGGCGAAATATCCTCCACCAACTGTACAAGAAGCATACCGCCGGGGCTCATGCGCGCGTAAATCGACTCAGTGGCCAGGCGCAACGCACCAATAACCATGTAATAACCATGGTCATAACAGGCTAAATTAGCCTCAGACAGGATAAAACAGCAAACGAGGACTGACAGCGAGGCCCGCTTCTGACAAAATATCCTCATCCCCCTTTCGTAAAGATACAGATGGAATCCTCTCTCTGATGGCAGCAAAAATTATTGACGGTAAAACGATTGCGCAGCAGGTACGCTCTGAGGTTGCGGAAAAAGTGAAGGCTCGCGTTGCGGCCGGAAAACGCGCCCCTGGGCTGGCCGTGGTGCTGGTCGGCAGCAACCCGGCCTCGCAGATTTATGTCGGCAGCAAGCGCAAAGCATGTGAAGAAGTGGGCTTCGTCTCCCGCTCTTACGATCTCCCGGAAACCACCAGCGAAGCCGAGCTGCTGGAGCTTATCGACACTCTGAATGCCGATAAGACCATCGACGGTATTCTGGTTCAGCTGCCCCTGCCGGCAGGGATCGATAACGTCAAAGTTCTCGAGCGCATCGCGCCGGATAAAGACGTCGACGGCTTCCATCCTTACAACGTTGGCCGCCTGTGCCAGCGCGCGCCGCGCCTGCGTCCGTGCACTCCGCGCGGTATCGTGACCTTGCTGGAACGCTACAATATCGACACCTACGGCCTCAATGCGGTGGTCATTGGCGCCTCCAATATCGTCGGTCGCCCGATGAGTATGGAGCTGCTGCTGGCCGGCTGCACCACCACCGTCACCCACCGCTTTACCAAAAACCTGCGCCATCATGTCGAAAACGCCGACCTGCTGATCGTCGCGGTGGGCAAACCGGGCTTTATTCCTGGCGAGTGGATTAAAGAAGGGGCGATTGTGGTCGATGTCGGCATCAACCGTCTGGAAAGCGGCAAAGTGGTCGGCGACGTGGTGTATGAAGATGCCGCCGAACGCGCGTCCTACATCACCCCGGTTCCCGGCGGCGTTGGCCCGATGACCGTCGCTACCCTGATTCAGAACACGCTGCAGGCGTGCGAAGAGTATCACGACGTTGAGGAGGCCTGAGATGGCGACATTTTCCTTAGGTAAACACCCGCACGTTGAGCTGTGCGATCTGCTGAAGCTGGAAGGCTGGAGCGAAAGCGGCGCCCAGGCGAAGATCGCCATCGCCGACGGGCTGGTAAAAGTCGACGGCGCGGTGGAAACCCGCAAACGCTGCAAAATCGTCGCCGGTCAGACGGTGAGCTTTGAAGGCCAGAGCGTGACCGTCACGGCCTGACAACGAAAAGAAAAACGCCCGCTTTTGCGGGCGTTTTTTTATGGCTTACTTCCGGCGCCAGGTGGTGCCCTGCGGGCCATCTTCCAGCACAATGCCCATCTCGTTGAGACGGTCGCGCGCCGCATCCGCCGCCGCCCAGTCTTTCGCTTTGCGCGCGTCCAGACGCTGCTGGATGAGCGATTCGATCTCCGCCACTTCCGCGTCGTCAACCTGCGCGCCGCTCTGCAGGAACGCCTCCGGCTCCTGCTCCAGCAGACCCAGCACCGCAGCAAGCTTACGCAGGTGGGCCGCCATGGCGTTCGCCGCGGCCGCGTCCTCGGTTTTCAGGCGGTTTACTTCACGCGCCATATCGAACAGCACCGAATAGGCTTCCGGGGTGTTGAAGTCGTCGTCCATCGCCTCGATAAAGCGTGCTTCGAAGGCTTCGCCACCCGCCGCATCGACGGATTTGTCCGTCCCGCGCAGCGCGGTGTACAGACGCTCCAGCGCCGAACGCGCCTGCTTGAGGTTCTCTTCGCTGTAGTTCAGCTGGCTGCGATAGTGGCCGGACATCAGGAAGTAGCGAATCGTCTCCGCATCGTAATACTTCAGCACGTCGCGGACGGTAAAGAAATTACCCAGCGATTTCGACATCTTCTCGCGGTCAACCATCACCATGCCGGAGTGCATCCAGTAGTTGACGTATTCACCGTCGTGGGCGCAGGTGGACTGGGCGATTTCGTTTTCATGGTGAGGGAACATCAGATCCGAACCGCCGCCGTGAATATCGAAGTGGTTGCCAAGCTGCTTGCAGTTCATCGCCGAGCACTCGATATGCCAGCCCGGACGGCCCGCGCCCCACGGCGACGGCCAGCTCGGCTCGCCCTCTTTCGACATTTTCCACAGGACGAAGTCCATCGGGTTACGCTTGACGTCAACCACGTCGACGCGCGCCCCCGCCTGCAGTTGATCGAGATCCTGACGCGACAGCAGACCGTAGTTCGGGTCCGTCGGCACGTCGAACATCACGTCGCCGTTATCTGCCACGTAAGCATGGCCTTTGGCGATCAGCTGCTCGGTGATCTCAATGATCTCCGCAATATGGTGCGTTGCGCGCGGCTCGCTGTCGGGACGCAGAATATTCAGCGCGTCAAAATCTTTGTGCATTTCGGCAATCATGCGATCGACCAGCGCGACAAAGCTTTCGCCGTTTTCATTAGCGCGCTTAATGATTTTGTCGTCGATATCGGTGATATTGCGCACGTACTTCAGCTTATAGCCGAGAAAACGCAGATAGCGCGCCACGACGTCAAAGGAGACGAAGGTACGTCCATGGCCGATATGACAGAGATCGTAAACGGTAATACCACACACGTACATGCCGACTTCCCCGGCATGGATAGGTTTAAATTCCTCTTTCTGGCGCGTCAGTGTATTAAAAATTTTTAACATCGAAGATTCCGTGTAGACGTGTGTGGGTAATGAAGTCTCTATAATACCCATAATTCAGACCGGACGCAGCACACATTGCAAGGTGCATCGACCCCCGCGGTTATGCTATAACACCCCCCTATATCTCACCCGACACCGGGTGCTAGCACCACACTCATCGGAACAGGATGCAAAAATGGTTACTTTCCACACTAATCACGGCGATATCGTAATCAAAACGTTTGATGACAAAGCGCCTGAAACTGTTAAGAACTTCCTGGAC